AATATAAATTTGACATATAAATAATATATGTTTAATATAAAAAAGTCCGTTAAGGATGTAAACACTCAAACCGCAAAGGTAAAAAATCATGGCATTTGTCGATTATCAAGTCACAGTAAGTGGCCTCTCTGGACTTCTCTGTTCAAACGTACAAAACTCTGATCCATTAGGTATAGGAGCAAAACAAAAAGCATATTTTTCTAGTAAAAAAAAGAAAAACGATGAAGATCATCTTTGTCTTCGTGCATTAGATTGGATTTTTTCTGGATATTGGAAAAACCAAGGTACAGTAAAAATTCACGAAGCTAAAAACTCTGTAGAATTTCATGGATTTTCTGATCCATATATGCCAGGTGCTAACTTCTTGCGTTGCCTTAGAAACGCTGCTACTAAATGGAAGTTAGGTAAAGACGTTCTTCGATCTGTTGTTGTTACTAATGATCCACTTATTGAATATCAGGGATCAAAAGATGCTTTAGAAATGTACACAAAAGATCAAGATTACTTTTCTAACACAGCATTTACATCAAGAGGTGTCTGGGTTCAAAGATTACTGTTTCCAGATTGGAAATGTACTTTTAAGCTAATGGTTGACGATGAGATATTAAGTGTATCTCAACTAAATAGAATCATTACTATGGCTGGAAAAGCTGAAGGATTAGGTACATGGAGGCCAAGATTCGGTAGATTCTCTGCATCTGAACTAGTGGAGATTAATGAATAATGGAAAATCCAAGAATTGACGGAATAGATTGGAGAAATCTTCAAAAAGGAGACAAAATTTCTAAAGAAAAAGTTCTTGATTTTTGGAATATACATTTCAAAGATAAACCTTGGGATGAACGTACAAGTTTATTACAAGTAAAAGGTTGTCTAGAAAAACTAAGGGAAGGTATCAACCGACCCTTAGTAATCAGACAAAGAGATTATGAACTTTTTGTTTTAAAAGATTTTGAAGCTGTTGATTATTTAGCAGCACAAGCAAACTCTGGTATTAGAAAACATCGTAAACAAACAAGAAGAATGTTTACTCATGTTGATCAGGCTAATCTAGATCAAGCTAAAAAACGTGATCTTGAGACTAAACAAATTCATCATGCGTTTATAGCTGCTGCTGCCGATGGTGCTAGAAAAGAATCATTGCAGTTGCAAAGAAAAGGAGAGAGATTACCTAAGTCTTTGATCGAAAAATCAGGCTTTAAAAAATCTTCTTAAATATTTTCAACTCGCAGCCGTTCCCCTCATTCTGTCTCTCTTCCGTTCATCTTAATTCGCTCTCTTGCATTTTGCTTCAAGGTATCTCCACTTTCTTCTCCTCAAAACCATCGTTGTGAGTCTTACGATAAACTCTCTTCAACATCTCTTGTAGGTGCAAGAACCAAAGAGATGACTTTGATTCGCCTCTTTTCTTTTCGCTTAAACGTTGCTCGACTTCCTACGACTTCATGCACCTTGCCTCGTTTCTTATCAACTTAAATCAAACGTTATGAGTGCTACGACAAACTCTTCTTAACATCTTTGATACTTAATAGGTTGACAAGATGACTAGCTCACTTCTCTTTAATTTGGCTTAATGTTCTGCTCCTCTCACCGCAGTAATTTAGCTCACATTGTCGCTGTTTTCCTCTTAGCTTTCGTTGTAGGTTTACGATTAAAACCTTCTTTGACATCTCTATAACTTAATAGGTTTGCGAGATGATTAGTCCGACTCCCCTCGATTTGCCTCTATATAGTGCATCTCGAAGCGGTTTTATTCTTAGCTTTGACAGTTCCGTATGCCTTCGTGTCTCGCCCCTCATTTCCCTGCCCGTCAAAACAATCGTTGTCAGTTTACGATTAAAACTGTCCTTAACACCTCTATTACTGAATAAGTATGCGAGGTGATAACTGTGCGGATCGGCTTAATGTAGTCCAATTCATTGCTATCCCACTCATAGTCCATCTATTTGACTTACTGTAGCGTCAATTTCCCTCAAGACACCTCAATGTGACTCTGCATCATTCTTAATCAATTTACTCAAGTCAATCGTTTAAGGTCTTACGTTAAACCTTCTTAACACCTCTAGGATTTAATCGTCTGCGAGGTGATTTAGACTCAAAATAGCTCTTGTCGATTCAACTTGTTTTACTGCCCATCGTTTTAAATCGACTTCCTTCCCCGTACTTCCTGTCAAATTATCGCAATTCAAATCAATCGCTTGCCAGTTCCACGATTAAGAACTGGTATCCTTTTTTTTCTTTGTGATCTTATTTATAAGTTGTTTTATAGCAGGTCTGATGACATTAAGTAGTAGTGGAGTAGAGGCAGCGACAGTAGCAATAACAACTGTATTAACAACAGCACTAGCAGTTGGGATGTATTGATCGATAAACGGAACGTCTTCATAGATAGCAATACATTCAATACCATCTTCTCCCCTCTTATAACCTTTAACTCTCTCTGTACGCAACTCTGATGTAAACTCTCCTACTCTTCTGTCATTTTTACCAGGACAATCAGGAATAACTATCTCTTCTTCTTTTTTTTCTGGAATCGTAGCATCTGGTGTTTGTGCTTCTGGTAAGGGTGGGGTTTCATTATTAATAGGTGCTTCTTCTGTAATGACCAAATTCTCAGGTGTATAGTCAAGAGGAACAAAACTAGGAAATGGAAAATCACACGTTGTAAATACACCATTTGGATCTTCCAATAATAAATTACGATTGCCAGTATTTTTTATATCACGATGCTGATAAGTACAACCAGGAACATCAATCTCAGGTGGTTTAGTTACTTGAATGTAGTGTGGACTATATATTTCTGGAACATCTGGAATATATATCTCACGAATTTGAATATCAGGTATCTCAATCGTAGGCATCTCTAGGAAGGTAAACTTCTACAAAAGAATTACATTTAGGACAAGAAAGATTAGTAACCATGCTATATTCTCCAGATCTCAATGGATGATCTTCTCCATCTAAACTATGATCTCCACCCCAAATTAATTCTGTTTTACAATGCCAGCAGTTCATATTTGTGATTCACCCATTGTTGGTGGTATTGGTAAAGATGGGCCAGTAAGATCAGGTAATCCTTTTTCTAATACTTTAGGCATCATGCCTTGAACATTTCCAAGAATTTCATTCATAACTCTTGATTTAAACTGTTCTGAAGTTACATACTTGTAACCTAAGTATGCTCCTCCACTCATGGAAGCTACCATTACAAATGAAACGATGCTAAGAATATTAGCAATTTTTTGAAACATGATTAAATTTGCGATACTAAAAGCACTATCTTTTTCAAGTGTGCTTGTATTACTGCTTATTGTAGCCCTATCCCCTCTCTACGTCACTATGGGAATAATGACAAGACAAATGCACGAAAACATTAATTAGTCAGCAGCTTCGGCTGTATTTCCTTCTGCTACCCACTCAAGGTACTCTTGGTAGTCGGTGTTTTCTTCCTCAAACGGAATTATTGTAATAACATTATCTACTTGAGTTTTTACTTGGTCAATTTGATCTGTAAAAGAATTTTTTATTAATTTGTATATTGGATTGGTTGGATATGCCATAATTTAAAGCTCCGCTTGTAATAGTAGTTTTGCAGAAGCATTAACTAAACTAATGCCGCCAGCTTGCCCTTGTGTAACACTTATAGCACTTTGCTCAGGGTAAATCCCACTTGCGTCTGGTCCAACGTGAGATAGTGCTTCAAATTGAGTAAAATGGTGGATAGTATTAGCTTGAGCCAAAAAATAATAATTTGTACCAGTTGTTTGTACCATAGATGGTGCTGATCTCATTTTCGTTTTGTAAGTAAAACAGCCTATAGCTAAACTAGAATTATAGGCAAATGAAGTAGCAAAATACCTATTAGCTCCTTCAGCTATAACTTGACAATAGCGTTCACATAAAGCAAGCTCCTGACCAAATGGCCTATGCTCAAAATCTGTTGGTACGCCAGAACTATTTATCTCAAATTGAACACCTGTTAAGTACCATTCATTTGAAGTTGAATCAAGTAAATTTACTCCTAGTCCAGCAGCAAAATCTCCATTTGAGTATGCTGTCCAAGATGATTGTGTTGAACCGCTAGTATAAGTTGGTCCAGCAGCAAGCCAAAAATACATTTCTATTCCAGTACCATTGTCATTATTAATAACACCAGCAGTATCGCCTGGAATTACAAAACTTTTTCTTTCCCATGTATTGGCAGAACTAATTGTATATTGAAAACTAATATTTTTAAAACCATTGTCCGCTTGGTTTAATGCAAAAGCATAATTGCCAGTTTTATTAGACCTTACATAAAAAGATACAACTACACTTTTTGCACTACTTGTTCCATAGGCTAAATCTTGTAAATCTTGTGCTTCTATAAAATGTACAAAATACATTCTTTGACTTCCAGTAAGAGTTGTATCTGCTGTAGTAACATCAACTTTTATACTTGAACCAAAACCATCAGGCGAAGTTGTAGATTGAGTTAAAGTATATGCTCCATCATGTATATTCACGCATTTAAAACGATCAGGCACAACATAGGCATTTGTGCTTCCTGTAACAGCAAAAGTAGTTGCTCTCTGACAAATATTCATTGCACCATTGATGACCTTGTTTCTATTACTTAGGTTATTAGTAATATTGGCAGTACACGTTCCATCAGTATTGTTGATGGTTAATGCAGCCGTTGATGCTGCAACCCCTTTTATCGAATTTACCTTGATCTCTGACATAATTAAGAAGCAGGTTTATCTGCTATTAGTTTAGCTTTCCATGCAGCTTTTACATCAGTAGTCCATACTACATTACATATTGCAGATACTTCTGCTGGTTGTCCTGATAAGTCAGTATCAACTAAATTATCAGAAGCATCTAACGTGCCAGCATCTAATACATATCTATGGTAAGTTCTTGCCATTTCTGTGCCGTCTTTTTTGATAACAGTCGCTTGACGAACTTGAACGTGTTTATATATACCCACGACCTCTATTTTGTCATATTCGATTGACTCCGTAAGTGCCATTAGGATTAATCTCCGATTAAAACAGGTTTAGGCTTAGTTTAAAGACGTAGCTCGGTCTAGGCAGTTCTGTAAGTTATAGTTGTAAATATTCTGTGAGTGGTATCAGTTCCTTGTATATGATTATGCCTTACATGATCGTAATCAGTAGCTCCATGATCGTAAAAATCAATAATTGATCTATTTTGTCCAATATAAGAAACTATGTTTGCAGCAACATTAAATTTTGCAGTAAAAGCAGCACCTACATTAACTGCACTATTTACATTATCAGAAGTAAAAGGTAATCCTGAAAAATGTAGTGCTGTACTGCTTGAATTATCTGAAAAACCATAAGCAGAAAAAGATAAAGTACATAAATTTCCAATTTTTATATATCTTGCACTATAAATAGTAGTTGAACCAGCACCTATCGCTGGTGTCCAACTACCCTCTTCATAATCATCAAGTAATTCATTTGTCATTCCTGACGCATGACTTGAAGCACTAAAATCTATACCATGCCCATCAGTTCCAATTACTAAGTTTCCGTCAGCTACAGTAAAATTATCTGTTCCAGACGTAGTTTGTATTGCAGTTGATACAGTAGCAAAAGCTAGTTGACCACTAGCATTTGTGGTTAAGGCTTGTCCACTAGAGCCATCGGCTACTGGAAGTTTAAATTCTACATTTGCATTACCTGTTGTAGATGTTGGTGCTTCAAGACTTACTGACCCACCACCTGATGCTGCGTTTAATTTAATCTTTGCTGTCATTTATGCAGCCTCCAGTGCAGCGACTTTTGTTTCTAATACTTCAATTTTAGCAACAGCTTCCTGTAATGCAGCAGTAAGTAAAGGTACAAGTTTGCTCTGATCTATTCCTTGATAAATAGGATTATTGTCAGAATCAACTTCATCTTTAGTTCCTATTATAGCTTCTGGTACTGCTGTTACTTCATGGGCAAAAAATCCGTCAAGTGTAGTACTTGTATCAGCTTTGAAATTAAATTTATATGGTTTTAAAGTTTTTAATCTTGTAATACCATCAGATATTGCAACAGCATTTTCTTTTAATCTGTAATCAGATGATGTTGCATAAGTAGTAGATGAACCATTTGTTGTTATTTGACCTACTAAACCATTTGTATTATTAAATTGTATTTGCGAGTGTGTTCCAGTACCACCCGTATCATATAACTCTATAAGTGTATGTGTAGTTAAGTTTGTATTTCTTATTGCTAACATTGAAGATGTTGTTGTGGTGTTTATTAATAATCTTCCATTTGTATCTATACGCATACGTTCTGCATCATTGGTTCCGAAAACCATATTCATATTATCAGCAGTATGCAAATAGGCATTAGTACCATTATTTCCAAAGAAAACATCTGTATTATTAGCAGTTTGATGTAATGTAATTTGCGGAGCTGCTCCTCCGACTGTTATTCCATGCCCAGAACCAGTAAAATTACCATTATTAAAAGAAGTAGTGCCGATTAATAAATTTCCGTTTGCATCAAATCTACTTCTTTCAACTCCTCCAGTATTGAATCCTAAAATATCAGATCCAAAATTTATTCCTGTATTACTATCTGTTCCTGTTACTGCTGGTGCGGAAGATGATCCGTCAACTCCAGAAATACCAGTAGTGCCATTAATATTTAAAGCCATAGTTAAAGAATAACAAGTAAACTACCAGAAGGCACAGTAACAGTAACACCAGCATTTACAATTGGACTTACTGTGTGTGCATTTTTCCCTGATGTTATCGTATAGTTTGTTGTTACGTTAGTGTCCGATTCAAAAAATATTTCATCATTACCTCCTCCCGTAGCTCCAGCACCACCTCCCACAGCAGTAAACTCAGATCCGTTATATATTTCAGCAGAAGTGGTCGTACTATTAAATCTGATGTCTCCTGTAGCTGGAGAACCAGGTCTTTGACCAGTAGTTCCAACAGGTAATCTTAATGCACCTGTGTAGTTATGAATAACAGTTCCAGTAAATGTTGCTCCTGCAACTGGAGCTAAACCTAAGTTTGCTTGGGTTACATTACCAATCTCGATATATCCATTATTAGCTGCATTTCTTATCTTAAGAAGATTTGATGTTGTATTAACTGATAATTGGAACGCAACCTGTGTACCACTAGGATCTGCTGATCCACTATTTAAACTCTGTATGGCAGCAAAGACATTATTGAGGTCGGTTCTCACAGCCGACCCTGTTCCATTAGCAATACTGTAATCTGATACCTGTGCCATTTAAAAAGCTACCTTGTGCATATTCTACCCTCCTTTACCAAATCCGACAGCCTGATAGGTGAAATTTCTGAAGTGAACAGTAAAACCCGTTCCAGTTACACTACTTACTTCAAAGTAATCTCCTGATGCCATATTCTGAGCATTAATGCCAACAGAGGGTAGATTGGAATTTGCTCCAAGCAAAGAAGAAGTACCAACAAAGAATGGATTGGTAAACGTAACAGCCTTTGCTCCTGCTCCGCTTGCAATAACATTACCTTGTTCTGTTCTTCTCTGTAAAGATGCTGTATAGCCTAGCTGAGAAACTCTAATATCCTGTGCGGTATCGTTACTTGTTAATTTAGCTCTAAACTGAAATCCTCTGCCTTTATAAGTACCATTTGCAAAGGTTTGAAAGTCAGAATAAGTAGGAGATCCAGACGGATCATCTTGAGTAACTCTTACTAACATTTCAGCGTTAACCTCTGTAGCTGTAAGTCCATCGAAATCTGTAATATCATCAATCAAACCTCTTGAATCAAATAGATCTGATGGATAGAAACCTTCTGTCAAAAAATGACGTTTAAGATCAAGACTAAACACACCACCTAAATCTAAAGTATCTCCACCAGCAGTTCCTCCAAAATCATAAGTTCCTTCAGAAACAACTCCACCAAAGTCATCTAATGAACCAACGGCATCAAAATCTGTGATGCTATCAAAATTACCACCACCAGTTAGATTTATAGTATTAAATGCACTTTCAAAATCAACATTAGTTTTTGTCCCTTGGAATTTTGGATTATCTAAATCTTCTCTTCTTGTTTGTGTAACAAGTGGAGCTTGATTATCAGGTAATTCAATAATTACACTTGTTTCTCCTGCGCAGAATCTACCACCATCATCTTGGAATTTTAAAATATATTCGCCTTCGAGATATGGAACTTCCGCAGATGTGGTAGCACCACTAAGAGCTTGAATCAAGTCAGTACTATTAGTAAATGTACCATTACCATTGGTCAGAGGAGAATGTCTGACATATACCCTACCTCCATGAGTAACATCTAAATCTGTAGAACGATTCCAACGTAATCTTACTAATTTTTCATTTATTGGTTCGGCTGATAATCCAGTAACATTTGATGGTAATGCAGTTTTACCAACAGCGTTGAAGGTCAGATCAGCAGAAGTCGCACTTGTTTGTAATGCAGCATTGTAACTGAATACTTGAAACTCATACGTTCCAATATCAGTATTAAATATCTCAAAGTCAGGAGAAGATACTGTTGTGGAAACAAAGTTACCATTATTGAATCTATAATTAACTTGATACTGTGTAACACCGACAATAGGTTGCCAACTTACAATAAGTTTTGATACTGCCTGATTATTTATCTCGACTATCTTTTCTTCAGCCTGTAAAGCAGTAGGAGGATCTTTTGGTAAATTTAGTACCGATACTGTTCTTGTTGGTAAAGTCGCACCATCTTCAATAAATGCGTACTTTTCATTTACATAAGATAAAGCTGTAATCGCATAATTTATTCCATCAGATTCTTCTACTGTTATTACTCTGAATTTTTGAGCTTGAACTGTATCATCTTGAAGTAACCAAACTGTATTAACATTAGGAGTTTGAGAGAAAGCAGACGATACTGTTATAACTGCACCTGAGACACTTGATACTGACTTACTTTCAACAGTTCCATCAGGTAGTATTACACTCAAAGTTGGATTGTTTGTTGTCGGTAAATCTGTTGCAGCAGAATCATCTACTGTTATTTGGGTCGTTGTTGCAGCACTTATTCTTCCACCTCTTCTTAATCCAGAACGAACAGGATCAGCTATCTCAATTACAGCACCAGGTCTAACAACAACACCAGAATCTACAGAAGTTGTAAACGAAACCACTTCACTCTCATTTTGTTCAATAAATAAAATAGCCTTTGCTAATCTTCTAGCTTGACCTCTTGATGTACAGGCAAAACCCTTTACCTGTTTAATAATTACCCCAAACTTTGCTATAGCAGCAGCATCTTCATAAACCTCATAATCTATTTCTCTACTATCCATGTTGAAATAAGAAACAGAAATTACAGTATTTCTTGTTTTTAATCCACTTCCTGAGTAATTAAATCCTTCTTCAGTTACGTTAGCTAAATTAAATAAATAGCTTGCATCTTTTGGACTATCTTGAGCAAGCAAAATACTACCAGCAGACCATATCGGCATACATCTCATTACACCTGCTAACTCATTTATTAGGTCAAATGCTTCATTTGATGATTGTATATTTACATTACAACTAAATCTGGCCTCCTGTCCTCCAAATCCATCATCAACAAGAGTATTAGCAAATTTACTAGCAGTAACAAAAGAGAAAAGATCAAGAGAACTTTCTGTTATATGATTGCCAAATCCATAGCGTGTGTCCAAAAGTAAGTCTAATAAGACCATCGCAGGACATGAGCACCATTGAGCAGCACCCATAACTCCGTTAAAAACGTAGCCGTCAGGGTAAATAATTCGACCAGTAGTAACATCAACAGTTGGAGTGCCCGATCCATTAGCTCCTGCACCAGGAATCCTTACCTTTATTCCTCTGATACGATATTTTCTGCTAGGTATTGATTGAAACTGCATAGAATCCAATCGAACAGCAGCATAAGCACTATTGGCATAAGTATTAGAATCATCAACTATTTCAGCAAAACTTGTCCATTGAAATGAGTCTTGCAAACTTGAATCTGAACTATCAGCAGTAACTCTGGTAACTCTTATATCAACAGGAAAAGCACCTGTAAAATTTACCCTATAATCTCTTTGGTAAGCATCAGCAGTTCTTCCTGTAATAGTGTCAGAAATTACATCAGTAAAACCACCAGAATTGTATTGAACAGCAATTTTTAAAGAAACAGATGATCCAAGTAAATCTCCTTTATCTGTTGCTTTTTGTATCTGAGGAAAAGTTATTGTAATATTCGCAGCATCAACATTTGAATTTGTAATCTGTCTAGTAACTGGAGAAGATTGAGTGACAGTAACTCCAACTGCTGTGATAGAAGAACTACTTTCAATACCCTCAACTTTTGTCTGGCCTGATGTACCAAAACGAGGATTGAATGTTACGTCTTGAAAGTTAAAATCAGTTGTAGCTGGATTAGTTGAATCAGCAGTTGATTTTAAAACAGGAGTGTCATTCAAAAATACATCTTTTAGTGCAGCATTGTTATATGCAGCAGTTCCCTGCGTTCTACCTTCTTTTGATGCAGAAGCAAAACCTTCTATCTCTCCCTCTGAAATGAGATCAAGAAAAGTTGCAAACTGCCTACTGTGTAAAGTGTCAGGAGTTCTTGTCGGTTGAGGGGGAGGTGGAGGACTACCACCACCAGAACCAATAATATTTTTTGGTGCGTCTGTCATGCCTGTACCTGCTGAGTATCAATAGCACCACTTATAACAACTGATCCTGTAACTATTTCTCCATAAACTATTGGAACGGGAGTACCTGCTCTTGATGTATTTTGTGTGCCAGAAAAACTAAATGATAACTGTGGATCTTGTTCTGACTTAAATTCTTTTGGTTTTGGTAAAGGAAATAACATTTCACTTACACCTTGTATAGCAAGTCCTATTCCAACATTTTTCATTACTGCAAATAAACCTGTATTTTTAGCAAAAGCTGAACCAAAAAAACCTGCTCCTCCTGCAAAAGCTAAACCAATAAAAGCAGCACCTAATAATATTTTTCCAAGACCACCTCTACCAGCACCAGCTATTACAGGAATAATATGTATATCTTCCTGTCCTATTGGGTGGTGTATTTCTTCTTTATCTACTGCATAATTACCAACTTTTACTTGATAATATTGAGGATTCATATATTTCTCTACCTGCGGAAAATTATTGACAAGAAAACTAACTACTTTTGCAAGACTATCTACTTGTATTTCAAATTCTTTATGCCCTACAAATTCTGCAAGCTCGCCATATAATTTTAATTTACGCAACATAACGATACCTACCTCCTGTGCATTTTAACAACCATTGAGAATAAGGCT